ATGAGGGCGGGTATGTGAATAACCCAAAAGACCCAGGCGGCATGACTAACCTTGGCGTCACAAAACGCGCATGGGAGGAGTATGTCGGCCATGAAGTGGACGAAGCTACCATGCGTGGCCTTACCCCAGAGAAGGTCAAACCGTTCTACAAATCCCGTTATTGGGATCGCATTAAGGCTGATAGTTTGCCTTCTGGCGTGGACTATGCTGCTTATGATCTTGCTGTAAATAGCGGGGTTAGTAGGGCTGCAAAGTACCTCCAATCCATCGCTGGGGTGCCATCGGATGGCATTATTGGCCCAAAATCTCTGGCTGCTATCAAAGATTGCCCAGCCGATGAGATGGTTGATGCCATGTGCGGTATGCGCCTTGAGTTCCTGAAGGCTTTGCCAACTTGGGAAACTTTTGGCAAGGGTTGGGGACGCCGTGTGGCAGAGGTTGAAGAAAAGGCAACAGAGATGGCAAAAACCGCCTGATAGTGGTAAGTTTAGGCGGTTAGCGGAGTTCTGACATGACAACTGGCCTTAGCTATGCAGGCACTGTAGCTGGCACAAATAGCTACATTGATCAGATTGCCACTATGGCCGTTGTCCAAGTGAACGATCCTGCTTATCTAATAATCCTGCCACAAATGATCACTTATGCGGAAAACCGCATGTACCGTGATCTGGACTTTCTGTTTACGTCTATTGCGACGACAGCCTATGGTTTGACGGCGGGTAGTCGGCAAATTTCAGTCCCACAAGGCGTTTTTGTGGTTCCTGAACAGATCAATGTTCTGTCAGGCGGCGATAATCCCGACACGGCAACCCGTGTGCCTTTGCTGCCGACAACCAAGGAGTTTTTAGATGCCTGCTATGGATCGGGTGCGACAGCTAATCGCGGGCTTCCGCAATATTTCTGTCCGTTTGACGATTACACGTTTTTGGTCGGACCATATCCAGACCAGAATTACACGTGTGAGATTGTGGGTACGTACCGCCCTGACAGCTTGTCTGCAACAAATACAACGACTTTCATCTCGTTGTATCTCCCTGATCTCTTCATTATGGCGTCGATGATCTACATCAGCGCCTATCAGCGCAACTTTGGTCGCGCTAATGATGATCCGCAAATGGCTGTTACTTATGAAAGTCAATACCAGACGCTACTGCGTTCGGCCATGATGGAAGAAAACCGCAAAAAGTTCGAAGCTGCGGCGTGGTCCTCGCAGTCCCCGTCTGTTGTCGCTACGCCGACGAGGTAAGCTATGCCGCATCAAAGCCTCAAGCTTCTTCCCGGTGTTGATCAAAATAAAACACCGACCCTGAACGAGGCTGCAATCTCGGAAAGCCAACTGATTAGGTTTATCCCTGATCGGATTATGGGTGGTTTGGTGCAAAAATTAGGTGGCTGGACAAAATATTTCTCCAGCCAAATTGGGTCAATTGTCCGTTGTCTTTGGGGGTGGGAGGACACCAATGCCAATTCGTATCTTGGCGTAGGTGCAGACGGTCAAGGACTTCTCACGGTCACTAATGCAACGGGCGATGGCACTACTGTCACGCTTACGCACAATAGCAATTTCACGTTTACCGTAGGCTATGCAATTACGGTTTCTGGCATCAATCCGTCTGGCTATAACGGCACATACATTGTGACTAACTCAACAGCTACGACTGTTGAATATGCCAACGTGACAACAACTGCCTATGTCTCTGGAGGCTCAATTGCAGGCGGCGGTGGTTCGCTGCAAGTGATTATTGGTTCCGGCATTCAAGATATTTCACCTCAAACAACCACAACTAGTCCTGCGGTATCTTTTAGCACAACAGCGGACAGCAATGTCGTAACAATTACTGACCCGGATTATCAAACTACACCATATGACGTTGTCTATATAAAAGTTCCAGTAAGTGTTGGCGGTATTGTCCTGTTTGGGCAATATCAAGTCTGGAACTCGTCTCTAACAACCTATGATATTTACGCAACAGACATTTTGGGGCAGCCTGCACTTGCAACATCCACCGTCTCAAACGGTGGTGTTGTTCCTATATTTACTTTTTCAACAAATTCGGCTGCTGTAAATGTAGAACTTCCTAACCATGGTTATGTGGTTGGAGAGACATTTTCCGTTCTCATTGCAACGCAAGTTGGCGGTGTAACTTTGTATGGCAATTACATTGTTATTGCTGTTGTAGATGATGATAATTTTACTATTGTTGCTCAAAACACGGCAGGTTTGATTTCTGTTACGGGGGCAAGCGGAACCGGAACTACGGTGACTCTTACATATTCAGGCCCCGCTATCTTCGAAATTGGTGATCCGGTAGCTGTCGCTGGCATTGATCCTGCTGGATACAATGGAACATATACATTGACTGGTGTTTCTGCCGGTAGCATTTCGTTTGCTGACGCAGAAACAGGCGCATATGTCAGCGGCGGTACAATATCTGGCACATACAGCGTCGAAGAAAATTATGGCGATGCGTATTTCGTTTACTACAACGGAATTGGCCCAACCCCTCCCGCTGGTGGATATGGTGTTGGTCCTTATGGTGGTGGCGCATATGGTAGCGGCTTGCCCGCTAGTGCAAATGCTGGCCAGCCAATCAATGCAACCGATTGGACTCTAGATAATTGGGGTGAAATTTTTCTTGCTTGCCCTCTAGATGGTCCAATTTTCAAATGGTCACCTACAAGCGGCGATATCATTGCAACTGCAATTCCAAATGCCCCGCCAGTAAATCAAGGCATGTTCGTCGCTATGCCTCAACGTCAAGTAATTGCGTGGGGTTCAACCTTCACTGGCGTTGGCGACCCAATGCTGATCCGTTGGTCAGATGTAGGCAACTACGACGATTGGAAAGCAAACATCATCAATCAAGCCGGTTCCTATCGTTTGCCTAAAGGCTCGCGCATCGTTCAGTGCATTCAAGGTCCACAACAGGGTCTTATTTGGACTGATCTTGGCGCATGGGCAATGCAATATGTCGGCCCTCCGTATGTCTATCAGTTCAACGAGCTTGGAACGGGTTGCGGCTTGATTGGTCGTAAGGCTGCCGGTTCACTAGGCGGTGTCGTTTATTGGATGGGTCCAAGCCAGTTTTTCAAGCTGTCTGGTCAAGGTATTGAACCAATCCGCTGCCCTGTTTGGGATGTGGTGTTTCAGGATTTGGACAGAGACAATCTGGATAAGATTAGGATCGCACCAAATAGTCGGTTTGGTGAGGTTACATGGTACTTCCCAACCATCAGCAATGGTGGTGAGAACGAAGGTTATGTGAAGTACAACGTGGTTCTTGATCAGTGGGATTATGGGTTCAATTCAGCAGCAAATCCCTATGTTGCTCGCTCGGCATGGATCAATGAATCTGTGTTAGGGCCACCCATTGGCGCGGGTTTAAACACTTTTATCTATCAGCATGAAACATCGCCAGATGCTGACGGGCAGCCAATGGTAAGCTCGTTTCAAACTGGGTACTTTACGCTTCAGGAAGCTGACGTTAAGTCTTTCATTGATCAGGTTTGGCCTGATATGAAGTGGGGTTACTATGGGGGAACTCAGGGTGCGAACATTTTGATGACATTCTATGTCACAGATTATCCAGGGCAAACGCCTATAGCCTATGGTCCGTACACGCTTACACAAGCAACGACTTATATCACCCCGCGTTTCCGTGGTCGTTTGGTGTCAATCAAAATTGAAAGCAATGACATCGACTCGTGGTGGCGTCTTGGAAACTTTCGGTATCGCCTGCAACCAGATGGACGTTTCTGATGTCTGCATCAACTGGTGATCTTCTCACAACGCAAAAAAATTGTGTCGTTGCTATTAACGGCATCGCGCAAAATATTGCTGCAATTTCGTCTGTTTATCGTGGTGGTCCGCAACCCGCAGCAGCGGCTGGTACATCTGTTGGAACAATTTACACGGTGCCTGTAGGACAGCAATTTACGCTAACAGATATTGAAATCTGTAATGCGTCCGCAACGCCTACGACATTTAGCATTTATCTTGTAGCATCTGGTGGCTCTGCTGGAACGTCCAACGCCTTGTTTTATAGCGCGCCAATCAATGGCAACACGACAGTTCAATGGACTGGTAGTACGGCCTTGGCTGCGCGTAGTACTATTCAAGTATCTGCGGGGGCAGCTACTGTAGCTATCAAAATTTCAGGGGGAGTCTCGTAATGACAATTACGGTTTATCCTCCTTACGGATCAACGGTAAACAATGCGTTCTACGCCCAGTTTGGCGGAGTTACGGTTGATGCGTTTGGTCGCCTTCGTGTCACCTCACCATATACGCTGTTTGATAGCCAGAGCCGTTTTGCGGCTGACAATCAGTACAGCTATGTAACGGCTACAGGCGGTTCCACGACATATAATACCAATAAATCATCAGTGAACCTTGATGTCACAACGACATCTGGATCAACTGTTCTTGCTCAATCAACTCGCGTGTTCCCATATCAGCCCGGTAAGGGTCTGTTGACGCTTCAGACATTCACAATGGCTGCGGCAAAGACAAACTTGACTCAGCGTGTTGGTTATTATGGCGCGAACAACGGCGTATATCTTGAACAAGGCCCAAATGGTGTAACCTTTGTGATCCGCACTTACACAGGCGGTTCTGTCAGCAATGCTAGATATGTAGCCCAAGCCGATTGGAATGGCGACAAATTAAATGGCACTGGCCCATCTGGTGTGACGCTTGATCTGACAAAGACACAAATCCTGTGGTTTGATTTTGAATGGCTCGGCGTGGGTAACGTCCGTTGTGGCTTCGTCGTAAATGGTCAGTTCATCGTCTGCCATACGTTCCAAAACGCCAACATTGGCACATCTGTCTATATGCAGACAGCTATCTTGCCGCTGCGCTTTGAAATCACAAATACTGGCACAACAGCATCATCATCCACCTTACAGATGATCTGTTCTTCAGTTCAGTCTGAAGGCGGATATGAACAAACGTCTCAAATGTTTACGGCCCGCCGTACAGATGATGGGAAATCAATTGCTAACAACACTGGCCTGACTTTTACGCCTCTAGTGTCAATTAGGGTCAACTCCAGCTATTACGGGGCAATTGTCATTCCGGCAGGCATTTTGTTCCACCCAACAGCAAGTGGCTCCACTGGATATGAAGTTGTGCTGGTTAGGAATGCTACGCTGACGGGTGCAACTTGGGCTGGCACTGCATTGTCTGGTGGTCAGGTTGATGTTGATTTGGCCGCAACTGCAATGACAGCGACTGATGACAACATCATTCAAAGCTCTTTCTCAGCTCAAAGCGCGCAAGCTACGGACACGGCTATCGTTCCGACTGGATATAATTTTGATATTCAGATTGGTTATGTAGCCTCGTTGTCTGGAAATGGCTTTGCAAGCAGCGACACATACACGCTTGGCGTTCGCGGCTTAAATAACAGCCCAACGGGTTCAGGCACTGGTGCTATCTCCTTCTACAATCTGACGGTGTGATCATGCCTCTAAAAAAAGGTTCATCTCAGAAGACAATTAGCTCCAACATCAGCGAGCTAATCCATTCTGGCCGTCCAAATAAGCAGGCAATTGCCATTGCTTTGGAGACGGCTCGCCGTACAAAGCGGGCGACAGGTGGCAAAAGCGAAGGGCCAGGATATTTCTCAGGATCGCCTAGCAAAAAGATCACTGAAATTAAGATGCCTACCGCGCCAATGACACCACGGGTACAGCCTCCGGCATCTCCGCGAATCAGGTCGCATGTGGGGCCGATCAGAAGCGATGTCTCTGGCCGCACCGATCATTTGCCGATGCATGTTCCTAGTGGGTCTTATGTCATTCCTGCCGATATTATCTCTGGCCTTGGCGAGGGAAATACAGCGGCTGGCTTTAAAGCTATGAATCGCATGATTAATCCATATGGTGGTATTCCAAAGGCGTATGCCTCTGGAGGTGGGGTCCAAGAACAGGTCCCGATTATCGCGGCTGGCGGCGAATATGTCATAGCGCCAGAAACTGTAGCAGCCATTGGCGGCGGGGATATGGATGTGGGTCACCGTGAGTTGGACGATTTCGTTAAGAAAATGCGCGCCAACCTCATTAAGACCCTCAAAAAGCTTCCCGGCCCCAAGAAGGACTAAAGGGGAAGTCCATGTTTGAAGATTTAGGGGTACGTGTAGCAACGCCGGATGAAGTGCATGATGTCATGGCTGGGGCCATGGAGGCATGTGCAGAAAATGGCTTCGTGAACGTAAATCAGGTCAAACTTTTGGGGCAAATATGGGATGCCTTGAATTTGCAAAATGGCATCGTAGGGGTAATTGGGGAACCCGGAAAATTAGAGGGTGGCATCCTACTCAGAGTTACAGAGATGTGGTATTCTGACGATAGGATTTTGGAAGAAAAGGCTCTTTTCATCCACCCTGAATACCGCAATGCCAAAGGGGGAAGGGCGAGGCGGCTGTGTGAGTTTGCTAAACGGGCGGCTGATAACTTGGAAATTCCACTCCTAATTGGTGTACTTTCCAACAACCGGACGGTAGCAAAAATTCGCATGTACGAACGTCAATTTGGCGAGCCAAGTGGTGCGTTCTTCCTTTATAATGGTCGCACAGGTTCTGTGCAGGCGGCAGCGGAGTAAGCTATGGGCGGCGGCGGCGGAAAAGGTGGAACCACAGTACAGGCGACACAGATTCCGCCGGAAGTGCTGGCTCGCTATAACGCGGTGAACGCTCGCGCTGAAGAAGTCGCTAAACAGCCGTTCCAACAATATGGGGGCGAATTTGTCGCCCCCCTCACTGCCCAGCAGATCGCAGGCATGAAGCAGATTACGGATGCGTCTGGAATGGCGCAGCCGTATTATGATACCGCAGCAAAAATGACAGAGGCTGGCTCACAGGCTGTGGGTCCGTTGACTAAAGAGCAAATCGCTTATTACCAAGACCCCGCCATGCTGGCGATGGTTGACCCGGTCAAGAAAACGCTTGCCCAGCAAAGCGGTCAGCAGCTTTCTCAACAGCAGGCCGCAGCTATTAGGGCGGGTGCATATGGCGGGGATCGCTCTGGTATTGAGCGCGCTGCATTGCGCGGTCAGCAGCAACTTGCCCTTGGGCAGGCATTGTCGCCTATCTATCAGCGCGCATATGAAACAGCTTTGGGGACCGCTACAGGTCAGCAGGCTGTTAAGGCATCTGATATGCAGCGCTTAATTGCAGCAGGGCAACAATACGGCAATTTGGGTACGGCAGCACAGCAGGCAGCTTTGGCTGGTGGTCAGGCTCAGATTGGTGCGGGTACGCTTGAGCAACAGACTAAACAGGCTCTTAATACCGCTAAGTATCAAGAGTTCTTGCAGGAACGTGGCTATCCGTTCCAAGTGGCTCAGTTCCTCGCCAACATCGCGACTGGCACGGGTGCCTTGTCTGGCTCAACCACGACCACCACCCAGTCCGGTGGGTTCTTCTCAGACGAACGGCTTAAGAGCAATGTTGAGCCGATTGGTAAGACCTATGATGGTCAAGATATCTATCGGTATGAGATGGGCGATGGTCGTACACGCATCGGCCTTATGGCGCAGGAAGTGTTGGACCGCCGTCCATCAGCCGTTGGTGAAAGCCAAGGCTATCTGACAGTTGATTATCGTGATGCCACTGATGATGCTGCTGCAATTGGCTCTGGTCTTGTCCCGCAGTCCATGGGCGGCGCTGTTCATGCGCCAGGGGCATTTGCTCGCGGTGGCTATGCGTATGGTGGTGGCCCAGATTTCTCTGCAATCTTGCAGGCAAGCCAAGCTATGTTTGGCGGTTTGGGTCCTCAAAAGTCTTCCGGCCTTGGCATTCCGGCTGAAAAATCACCAAGCCGTCAGATGTTGCAGCCCCATACGCCACCTTCTCGCCAACGTGGTGCTAATCCATTTGAGGAAGCTGGCAAGACTGCAAAGGGCATTGAACAGACCTATGAAGGTGTTCAAAAGCTTAAAAACTTTCTTACGCCCAAGGGGACAAGCGATCCCAAGTTTGCCAATCGGGTAGACGATGGCGGGGCTGGCGCGGGCATGAAGCCAACTGCTGGTGAGGGCGCAGACCTTCCCGCACAAAATGCAAAGCCTGCTGGCGGCGGTGACTTCCAGCCAAATACGCCACAAGGGTTCTTTGTCCCCGGCGGAACTGACGCGCCTGC